ACTGAGAATCTTCCATGGGCAACTGTACTTCAGCACACATCTCAAGCAGGTAATGACGGTCAGGGTGAATCATCTGGTCAGTTACAACCTGGTGCTATTGTCATGGGTTTCTTTATGGACGGTGAGTCCGCACAGATGCCCATTGTTATTGGGGTAATGCGTGTTAATAAATCTTCTGTTACCAGGGATAAAAAACAATTTGCATTTACTGGTGAGAACATGGAACCAGGTGTTGCTCCAAATCCTGCATCACTTCCTCCTGGTGAAACTAATACTGTTGCTAGAAATCCTGACGGAACTCCTACATTTATACGTCCTGCTCCACAAAATAATAGTGTATCTGTTCCTGGGCAGAAGACTACAGAACCTGGAGGAGTTGGATCACCTTCAAATATAGGAACTATGCCAGGAGTTGCTGGTAGTAGTGGTAATCCTCAGAAACCTAGAAATCCAGAAAAACCAATTCCTGCTGCAAATGGTGTTGGTGGTCCATGGAAAACATTAGAATACAAGTTGTCGTATTTGATTGAAGATATCGCAGATACTGCTGGCAATCTTGTTAAAGCAGAGAATGGTGATTTCATCGATATCATTACTGGTAAATTAATTACTGCACAATCTCTTACTTCTAAACTACAAAACTTTTTAAGTTCTGTATTTGCACAGGTTGTTGCTGCAATCCGACAGCAGTTATCTAATCTTGCAGATCAATTGTCTGTAGTAACTCTTTTGGGCGGTGCTACTGGAGCACCATATATTATTTTTACTACAATTCAGCAAGCAATTACACAAATCCTTAGTTCTCTTTGTAATATTGATTCTCAACTGATTGGGTATATTAGTGATCCTATCGGTTCTTTGTTGGATATTCTTAATGGATTTTTAGATTCTGCCATTGATAAAGCGCAGATGGTGCTTCAAGGTGTTCAAGCAGTTATTGACAGTGTTGTTTGCCAAGTTCAAAACATCATCGACACAATGCTGAATATTGTTGATGCTGTTGCTACTATTGTTGATGGCGTAGAACAAGCAAAAGAAATTCTTGAAGCATGGAAGAAAGGTAGTGAAATTTTTGAAGATGGTACAGACTTAATTAAAAATGGTATTACAAGTATTACTGGAATCATTTCATTCTTCTTAAAATTCTTCTCATCTGGTTGTAATCGTGAGGCACATGGTGGTCTAGATACCGTTGGTTGGTTTCCTTTATTTGGTGTTACTCATTGTTCTGCCGAGGACTTGGATAGAATTAATCAAATTAGAGGTAAGCAAAGAGGAGAATGTGGAGATTCTGGTGCAGGTGGAAGTTTAATTGATAATATTATCAATCAAGCAGATCCATATTTAACACAAGCAAAAACTATGCTTGATGGTTCTTATGAGATGTTTGTTGGAACACCTGGTCGCCAAGCATCTATCAAAAAGAGTACTAATGGAACTACACACTCTTCAGTATCTCTTAATAACAATACGTATGCAGAGTATACTTATCAGAAAAAGGTAAGAGAAGAAAATCCAGATCTTTCTACTGAAGAGTTAGAGACAAGATTACAAAAGTATAAGCAGAAATCTACCGCTAGTACTGGAGATAGTGGTAATTTAGTTGCCGACCATAGTTCTTATGCTGGTAATTATACAAGTGAAGTTCATGGTGACCGATGTGAGATTGTTGATGGAACAGAAACAATTACTGTCGAAGGAGATTATCATTTAAAAATTACTGGAAATTGTCATCTTGAAGTTGGTGGTGGTTTCTTCTTAAATGCTGCTGGAGCACCACAAGTTGCTCCTCAGAAAGGTGCTAGTGAAAATGATAGGATTCAAAAACATACTCTTTGCTTTGGTTCTGATCTTGATGTGAATGTATCAGGTGCTAAATTTGCTCTTCAAGCATCAGAAGTTGAACTTGGTGCTCAAGCACATAAGATTGCAGGAGGAAGTTATGAGAATGCTTGTATGAATCAAAATTATTCTGGAGGAGATATTTTGATGAATGCTAATAATGCAATTCATTTCAATACTGTCTCAGAATATCACTTCATTAATTTTCCAGTAGGCAATCCAATTTCTGCTAAGTCAGGAATCTTTAATACCGTTAGAGGTTCTATTGATTCGATTCTCGTTCCTGGTTCTGGTGGTGCCGATACTGTACCTAGATATAGTGTCACTAACCCTTCTGGTCCTGTAAGTTATGTTGCAGGTGCTACTGGATATAATTGTAGTGTTACCACTGGTGCATACAATGTTGATGTTGCAGCAGGATTGTTTAGGATCTCTGCAAGTGCTGTTGGTACTATCTCTGCCCTTGCTGCACTAAACATCAGTTCTCAGGGTGTCGTCAGGATTTCTGGCAAGGCAATTTTCTTGAATTGACAACGCTTGACATCTGTGCTATGATACGGGAGCAACACAAAGAACCATGACCGACGCTCTCTCACATATCTTTGTCAATTTCTCTAAACGCAAGGTAATACTTGTTGATGAAGAGGGATATGAAAAGGATGTTCAATGGAAATTTGATGACGAAGGTTCTGAAGGTTTCTCCGAAACAATCTCTCAAATACAAGAGATTGTTGATAATGACATGATTACCTATTGTTTTGCTGTGCAATGACTGAATTTATTAGAGTAACTCTAGAAGAAGCAGAAAAGTACTTTGAGTTTATGGTTGATATGTGTGAGCGCAATCGTTGCGTTTGGCGTATCGAAAGACCTGATGGTGCTGCTGTAATTCTTGCCCCAGTTGTTCAGTCAGGACCACCTCTTTCTGATGATGTTATTGATCAAGTTGAAGAATTCCGTAAACAATTTATTGATGAACAAAATGAAGTTTCGTAATGCCATCTTGGCAGGTCTAATGTTTAGTATGGCACATGGTATGAGTGTGCAAGCAGGTGAAGAGAAAATCACAAAAGGATACAATAGCATGGATGCCATGGGTTGTATGTTGCTTCGTGAATGTACGGATGATGTTGATGAAGTGTTTAGTATGCTAGACGTTTCACATAACTATCCTAACGTAGAGGAGTTTACGTCTAATACTACCGAATTCAATATGATGCTGGTGGCACTGAATCAAATTGGAGTAAAAGTATTCCTTGCTGATCAACGTTACTTTCCTGTAATGCATCGTGGTGTGTACCATACTGTAAGTAATAACTTTTACTTAAATAAAAGGTACATGGACGATCCTGCTGCACTAATGATGGTGATGCGTCATGAAGGATGGCATGCAGCACAAGATTGTATGGCAGGTACGATTGACAACAGTCTGATTGCTATCATCAAACCAGAGGATGAAGTTCCTATGTTATGGCGTGTGATGGTAGAACGTACATATCCAAAGTCTGTCGTCCCCTGGGAAGCAGAAGCACAATGGGCAGGTCGTACTAAAAATATGACTATGGAAGCACTTCAAGCATGCGCTAGGGGTACTATGTGGGTTGATTATGAACCAACACCAAAGACTCGTGAATGGTTGGAATTGAACGGTTATATTAAAGACTAATGTACGAAGAACTAAACTCATTTGAAGAAGCACTCAAACACTTTGGTACAAGAGTTGAATATACTATTGCCATGGAAATGTCAAGACGTATCACTCCTGAAGATGCTTATCAAATGATTAAGGATGAACTGAAAGAAGTAAAGAAGTGTCGTAAACTATTTAAAAAAGAAACTGATTCTGAATGAAAGATGGGAATGTTTGATACAGTGAGGTCTTCTTACGATCTTGGTCCAAGTTATAGCAGAAAAGACCTCCAAACTAAAGATTTGGAATGTCTTATGTGTGAATACTGGATTGACCCAGTAGGAAGATTGTATGAAGTTGATTACTCTCATACTCAAGACTTTATCAATGATTTTACACATTACGTACCAAATGGTTGTCATGGTAAAGTAAAACCTGTATACTATACAGGCACTGTTGAAGTATATCCTGCTAAATGGGATTGCTATTATTCCCCCTTTCCTTCATGCCATTTAACTTTTTTGAATGGTATAATTACCGAGACTAATCATGAACGTGAACGAATTGCCCGATGGAAAACTCCAAATTGAATGGGACGAAAACGACCCGATCGAAAGCATCCTCAACAACTGGTCGGAAGAAGACTTCCAAAACTTCTTCGACGAATGCCTCCGTCAAGACTCAGGTGAATTTGGAGAAGAATCTAAAGAAGATTACTACTACAACTCCGAAAGCGAAGGCAAAGAGTACATCCAAAAAGACGACATCACGAAAGAAGGTTCCTGAAATTGTTCCTAAGAATAGTAGGAAGAAAGAGTTGTTTCCTCATAAAACATTCCCATACCGATTAGAAATTAAAAAAGAAAAACGTATCTGTTGGTTTGAATGTCCCGAACATGCTATAAAAGAAATTAACCGTACAAACCTACAACCAAAAGAATACACATACCAAGTATATCCAAAATACTTAAATGATTAATTTTGACCAAATAACAGTTATTGATGATTTTCTTCCTGAAGAACAGTTTCGACAAATTAGTTCTTTAGTTATGAATACATCTGAAAATAAATTTCCATTTTTTATTCAAAAAGATGTTGCCGATCATGATGAAACAACTGGTCCTTGGTCTTGGTATGCTACACATACATTCTTTATAGAAGATGAAGTTCATTGTGTACACTTCCCTTTAATTAAAGAATTGTTTCTTAATAAGTTTAGAAATGAACTTAATATAATGAGTGGTCTTATTCGAGTAAGAGCAAATTTTTATCCTTGGACATCAGAAGTAAAATCTCACGATTGGCATGAAGACTATCCAAATTTAAAAAATAATGCCGCTCTATTTTCGTTAAATACCTGTGATGGTCACACATCGTTCAAAAATGCAGGAAACATCGATAGTGTTGCAAATAGGATGATCTTCTTTAATGCCCATCAAGAGCATTGTTCATCAACAACTTCCAATTCTTATGGAAGATATAACATCAACTTTAATTTTTTATGAGACCCCAAACCCGCGAATCGATGGAAAACCTTTGGTCAGCAAAATGGAACTTGCCAAAAGCAGCAAAACATGCTAACCTAACTCATAAGGAGATGAAAATTATCTTCAATGAGTATTGTGCCTTTCATCCTCCTACCTGGGAAATTGGTAACACCAAACAAATTGGTCTACTCTATATTGATGGGAGTGTGGCGGAATCGGTAGACGCACCAGACTTAAAATCTGTTGAGAATTAATCTCGTGGGGGTTCAAGTCCCCCCACTCCTACTATGAATATTAAATTATACACAGATCCAATTCCTTTTATATGCATTAGTGATGTATACAATGAAGATGAGTTGAAATCAATTTGGCAAGAACTTGAGTTTTTGAATTGCAATAGTAAGTTATTAGATCCAGAAATGACAGCATCAGCAGTAACCGATGATGTCATTATTAAAAAGAATAAAGGTGTATTTTTAGATAGTTTATATAATGATAGAAATTTTTCTAATATACTTACTGTAAATAGAAAAGTCCTTACCAACAGTACAATCAATCAAGAAGATTCCTGGTTTTTTAAAGACTTGTGTTCTAATAATGATAGCACATTAATCTCTTACTATGAGCAAGGTGATTACTATAAACCTCATAAAGATAATGCTCTTGCAACTATCTGTACTTGGTTTTATAAACAACCTAAAAAATTTACGGGTGGAAATTTTTATTTTGTAGATTATGATATTCAAATAGAAATTCAAAATAACAGTGCAGTAGTATTTCCCTCGCAAATAAGACATGCTGTTGATACCATAGATATGAATACCGACGATCGACATAATGGTTTGGGTCGATATTGTATGTCTCAATTTTTAAATATAGAATGATGGAACCTAAAGTATACAAGTCAAATACAATTATCAATCACCAAGCAGAAATGATTGATGTTATTGAATATTCTCTTAATATTCATAAACAATATTTTGGTAGTGGCACACCAACATGGACATACAAAGGTTATAATACGTTTGCATTAACATCTCCATCAATACTATTTCATGATTTGTATTGTGAACTAAAACAGATTATTAGGGAAACTGTACCCAATGAAAATAAACTTTGGATGCAATCATGGATTAACTATCATACTGAAGAAAAAATTCTTGGATGGCATAAACATAACTGGCCAATTCATGGGTATATTTCTATTCAACCTCACAAATCTAGGACAGTGTTTCGTGAATATGAAATTATTAATGAAATAGGAAATATCTATATTGGTAGTGGTCATCGAGAACATAAGGTAGTATTCGATGAAGTGTTTGATACTCCAAGAATTACTCTAGGTTATGATGTATTGTTTGAAAGTGATCTAACAGAAGTATATGATAATATTGGGTTAATACCTCTATGAAAAAAATATTATTTGCAGAAAATTTTCTATCTCAAGAAGAATGTGAATTTTGTATCAATTTTTTTGATAGCAAGATGAGCGACTCTTTCCAATACGGAGACAATAACACCACTCCTTTAGATTTATTGCTTTATGAGAAAGATTTTAGTATCTTTAATGAAAGGACTATAAATTTATGTAAATCTTTATATCCATCTGAATACACTATTAGTAATAATGAATTGGTTAAGTGGTATCCTGGAATATCATCAATGAAGTTGCACTTAGACTTTTCTACTGATATTTGGAGTGCTATTATATACTTGAATGATGGATACTATGGCGGTAAAACTTTCTTTGAAAACACTATGGAGATTACTCCAAAGAAAGGAACAATAG